CGAGCTATTTGGTTCGGGAACAGCTACCCGTGGCGTAATTGGTTCTGCTATCACTAATCCTAGTGCTGGCGTTTACCAATTTACTCTGCAGAATCCACAGAACGTTGTTAATTTCGAAGTCGGGATGACAATCCAGGCTTCCGCAACTGACGGCGGCGCTGTGCTTCCTATATTAACTCCAACTGTTCCAGATTTGGGCACAGTGTCCTCTGTAAACCGTTCTACTGGCGTAATCCAGTTCACGGTTGCACAAGGAACACCTAACTCAACCTGGGCAAACGGAAATTACATCACCGTACAAGGTGACATTCCGCCTGCTGGGGGTTCTGGATCAGGCCCATTAGGAGCTACTGGCTCTTACTTGGCTGCTTCTGGATTCTCTGCTTGGTTGCCTGCAACTGATCCATCTCCTACAGATTCTTTCTGGGGAGTAAATCGGTCTGTAGACCCAACCCGTCTCGCAGGACTGCGTTATGACGCAAGTTCCTACAGCATCGAAGAGGGCGTGGTTAACGCTCTTGGATTTGCTAACCGAGAAGGTGCAGACCCAGATACTATGATCCTAAGTTTCCAGAGCTACACAGCTTTAGAAAACGCTTTAGGAGCAAAAGTACAATATGTTGACATTAAACACGAAGAAGCTGCAATCGCCTTTGAAGGCATTCGCTTTCACAGTGCTTATGGCTATGTAACCGTATTTGCTGATCGCTCTGCGATTCCGCAAACCGGACTATGCCTGTCTATGGATACTTGGAAGCTGCGCTCTTTGGGCAAAGCTCCTCATATCCTCACTTACGGACTTGAAGGCCTTGAAGGTCTACGAGTCGGTAACAGTGATGCCTTGACTAAACTAGGGCATCTAAAATCTTCTCTGATTGACTTGGAAGCCCGACAGGGTAACAGGGCGCAAGCGTATCAATACGCAGCGTGAACGACTAAGTGAGAAGACCCCGATAGGGGATGCGATAGTCTGAACTTGGCAAATAAATAAAAGCCAAGAGCCGAAGCCCGAAGCGGTGAGTAGGCCCGGTAAAGATACCGAGTAACAAAATGTAGAAGTCCGAGTCGGTGCTTATTACAATTACACTTGTAATGCGCCCGGTTGGAACCTTAGAGTATTACTTTCAGCCTAAAAACTGAATAAGATGCCCCCTACTGTTATGGTGAGTGCCAGTAGGGGGTTTTCTTTTGCCTTGATTAGCTAATTATGTAGACCAAGGCTGTCCTTGGAATACCTCCCGCGGGGGTTCTGCCTACCCCTTTGCTGGGTTCAATAAAGGCAGACAAGGACACACAATGGCTAACAGAAATTGGCTTTCTAACAAGATGTATCAAATGCAGGCTTATCCCTGCCTGGTTACAGTTTCTTTCGTAGTAGACAACACTCTTCCTAATGGCGTGAATTTTGTAAAAGGCGGCGGAGTAAAAGCCGTTTACATGAACACAACCGGAACACCTTCTGCAACAAATCCAAATCCAGAACCAGGAATTGTAATGATTGAATTACAAGACTCCTATGAAAGATTGCTTGGTGGATTTGCTCAAGTTGCATCACCACTTGATGGCGCAACAACTACTTCAACAGTTGCAGGACAACTTTGCGTAATCGTTTCTTTAGGAACGGCAACTTTAGCTCAATGGCGAGCAGCTGGAGTGCCTGCCGGAGTAACGCCTGCAGTAGGAGTAGCTTTTGTTCCTCTGGTGTCCGGCGTAATTGGCGGATCTGCTGCTGTTCAAGGAATGGGAACTTCCGGCGTAAGCCATATTGAGGCTTGCGGTAACGGAAACTTAAGCATCAACAGAAAAGATAGCGCTGTAAATGGCGGCGGTATCGTTTATATGCAAGCTTTAGACTCTACCGGAGCTAAAGTAGCGCCAGCTCTTAATTCAGTTGTGGTTGCTAGCATTTATTTGTCAAATAGCTCAGTCACAGTACAGGGCTTATAATTGACGATTAGGGGGTTGGGGAGTCTCCGCTTCAGCCCCCTATTTTTAGGATAAAATATGCCAATTGCTTCCCCGCCAAATTCTCAAACAACTTACTTACAGCAGGGCAATCAACAAGTTCTTGTTTCTTGGAACATTGTGCCCGGTGCTACTTCCTACAACGTTTATAGAAATACAACGGGCATCGCTCCTACACTTCCTGCGACTCCCCACGCAACTGTTACAGAAGCTCAGTATTTAGACACGTCTGCTCTTTTAAATACTCAATATTGGTATTGGGTTACGTCAGTAAATGGTTCAGGCGAAAGCACAGTAACTGCTCCTACTCCTAACTCAATTATTCCCGTAGTTGCTGGCTATATGAGCTTGCAACAAATCAGAACTTTGTCTCAACAAAAAGCAGACCGAGTAAATTCTAATTTTATTACTCTTCCTGAGTGGAATTCTTACATAAACCTAGCCGCTGACGAACTTTACGATTTAATCACGACTATTTTTGAAGATTACAACATGTATGAGCCTGTTTATTTCACTACAAACGGGCAAACACAAAGTTATCCTCTTCCTGACGGCGTTACAGTGTTTCAAAATGCAAACGGACAGAACATTGTTCCGCCTCCCATTTACAAGCTGGCAGGAATAGACTTAGGACTCAACAATGCGCCAAACGGATTTGTCACAGTTCAAAAGTATAATTTTATTGACCGAAACCGATATGTTTTCCCCAACACTGCATCGACTATTTATGGCATCTTTGGTCTGCAATACAGATTTATCGGAAATTCTATTCGTTTCATTCCGCAACCATCATCTAGTCAACCTATTAGGGTATGGTACGTTCCACGAAGAACCCAGCTCCTAAGAGAAAATGACGTTACTGACGGCTACAATGGCTGGACAAATTACATTATTGCTCGTGCTGCCAAGTACGCTCTTGATAAAGAAGAGTCTGATTCGTCAAAACTAGATGCAGAGCTAGTTTATTTAAAGCAAAGAATTGAAGAATCCGCTCCTAATCGTGATCAGGGTCAAGCCGACACGGTTGCGGACGGTAGAATGGCCTCTGGTTTCGGCCCTGATGGGGGCGGTGGCTGGCAGGGGCCTTTCGGAACGGGTTGGTAATGCAGCTTCCAATTAACTTAACTGACAGTCTTCAACAAACGCGCTGGAAGTCTATTTTAGATCCAGTGATTGATGTTTGTTATCAAACTCAGTCAAACGTTGAGCAGCTGCAAGATTTGCCATTAAATAACATGGTTGTTTTAGACAACATTACTCTTGCTGTTGGTGCAAATACGATTACTCACAATTTAGGAAGAGTTCCAGTAGGGTGGATAATTATGGACATCAACGCTTCGGCTACTGTTTATCGATCTGCCGCATTTAATATTTCAACTTTGACCTTAACCTCAAGTGCAATAGCAACTATCAAGCTAGGAGTGTTTTAATATGTCTTCGCCAAACATGAATTTACCGATTCCGGTTCCTACCGTTACGGACGGCCCACAATACGCAATCGATGAGGTGGGATGTTTTAATAAGATTGATAGCCACAATCACACAAGCGGACAAGGCGTTCCTGTTCCGGTAGACGGCATTCAAATCGACAATAATTTGCCCATGAATAGCTTTGGACTAACCTCAGCTTCTTCTGTTGGCTTTCAAAATCAATTAAGTTCCCCAGGTTCTGGAAAAATATACATGTCCGGAAATGACCTTTACTGGACAAACGGAACAGGGGCTTACAACGTACAAATAACTACAAACGGTTCTGTGAACGCTGGCGCGGGAAGTATCACTGGCCTTCCCTCTGGAACGGCAAGCGCTGCTTACATATCTGGAAGCGGAACTTTTCAATTTAGATCCGCAACTAACACCGCAGCAGACGTAGATGGTAGAAGCGTTATCTTAAGAAATTCTGCAGTAAGCTCATTTGGTATGACCGTTGCTCCACCGTCAGCAATGTCTCAGGATTACACTGTGACTTTGCCGGTTCCACCAGCGGTAACGTCTTTTATGACTATGGACAACGCTGGAGCCATCGCGGTTGTAGCGCCATATCCATTAGGAACAAATGACATCGCAAATCTAGCTGTCACAACTGCAAAAATAGATAACTCGGCCGTTACAACTGCAAAAATAGCCGACCAAAACGTAACCCCAGTCAAAAGAAGCCCTGCAAATTACTCAACTGGCAACACTGGAACAGTAAGTTTTACTGCAACTGGAACTTCAACTCTAGTTTACAGTTTGACCTTAGCCACAAGTGCCGCGAACAAGCAGATGATGGTTTTGCTTCAGCCTTATTTAAGCGGTTCAAACATAAATTGCGGCACTACAGTGAGAGTTTTTATTGTCGTGGTTGACCCATCTTCTGGTTCTACAATAATCAGATCAACAAACGTAACCACATCCGGAACTCCACAGTTTCAGGCCCTTCATGTTTGCCCTTCTGTAGGAACTTATACAGTGCAAGTAAGAGTAGAAGCTACCGGCGGTTCAACTGGTTGCAACGTAGTTGATTACCAACTTCAACTTGTAGAAATGGGATAAATGCCACTACAAAAGCAACAAGTTAGCATCAATTTCTCAAAGGGACTTGATACCAAATCAGATCCTTGGCAGGTTCCGCTTGGAAATTTTTTAGAACTAGAAAACTCAGTATTTAACAAGGCTGGACTGCTACAAAAAAGAAACGGATTTCAAGAAATAGCAGACTTTAGCGGTCTTGAAGTTACCTCTTTGGCAACGTTCAAAGAAGAACTGGTGGGACTAGGAAAAAACCTGTACGCCTACAGGCAGCAAGAAAACAATTTGATTAATAGAGGCAGATATCAGCCAGCGAAAGTATCTGCTCAAAGTCTTTTAAGAAATAATTTTAATCAGGTTCAAGTTGACTCTGCTATTGGAGCGAATTCAACTGTTTGCCTTGCTTATACAGAACAAACATTCTCTGCTACCGAATACAAGTATTCCATAGTTGATTACAACACTGCTCAAGTTATTGTTAGCCCCACTACTTTAGCGGCAAGCGGAGGAGGAACCGTAATCGGCTCCCCTAAAGTATTTTCTCTTGGATTAAATTTTGTAATTATTTATCCAACTCTTATTGGTGGAACACAAACTTTACAATACATCACAGTTTACCAAAACACTTTTGCGGCAACTTCACCAGTAACAATATCGAATGATTTTTATTATTCATCCAGGGGAAGCTTTGATGCGGTTGAAGCAAATGACACTTTGTACGTCGCCTGGGCGAGAGCTTCTGGTAATGGTATTTACGCACGAACACTGACAGAAAATTTTATTTTCACTGCACCGGTTTTGATTCAGTCCGGGGTTATTGGTGATTATGTTGCAATTACTGCCGACACGACTCAAACAAACTTTGAAGCAATTTACATTGCAAGTTTTAGCGCTACCACCAATACGGCTTACATTTCTTCTCACGATTTATTTTTAAATCAAATAGCCGCTCCTACTTTGTGGATTACAACCGGAGCAACAGACCGAGTAATAAACATCAGCTTGGTCGCTCAAAATCAAGTTTGTAATATTATTTGGGAAAGAGAAAACGTTTACGGATACGATTTAACATCGCCTTCCAGTTATGTTCAAACCAGAACATTTTCAAGAACTGGTGTCTTGGGAACTTCTCCTGGAACAACTGCGCTAGTTCGCTCTGTAGGACTGGCAGCTAAGGGATTTATTATTGATGGGGTGGTTTACTTTGTAGCAGCCTATCAATCTGCTCAACAATCAACTTATTTTATCATCGACCTGCTTGGAAACATTGTAGCCAAGTACGCTTATCAAAACGGCGATGGATATGCTTATCTAGGACTGCCAAACAGTTGGGTAGACCAGAACACAGTAAGAATTCCTTATTTAATTCAGTTTTTTGTTAGGGCAATTAATAAAGATAACAACTCTCCGTTTCCCGGTCTTTATTCACAGTTGGGAATTAATTTAGCCACCATAGAAATTGGTAATGTTCCAGTTTACACCGCAGAGCTTGGAAATAATTTGAATATGTCCGGTGGATTTTTATGGTCTTATGACGGGGCACTTCCAAACGAAAACAACTTCTTTTTGTATCCAGACAACGTAAAAGTATCAGGAATTGCTTACGATTCTACTTTTACTGCAAATTATACAAACGGATCTAAAGTAGTAACTAACGTTTCAAGTTTAACAAACATAGCTGTAGGAACAAAAATATTAGCTCCTGGTTACTT